TTTTTTGTATGATAGATGCCTTAGATGATGTAGTTGCGATGGCTTGGGAACCTGAAGAAATAAAGGGACATAAAAGAATGATTTTTAGGTTCGGAGAGTCAGAGCAAGTTATAAAAGATAAATTATACGAGAGAGATTTGATTCTCGAATTTGAAAAGAAAGTTGTATATGAAAATTAAAATTAAATCATTGGAACTTATTGAAAAAGGAATCCCTTCAAGAACTGTTCTGAAATTGAATGAATCTGAAATAAATTTATTACATTCAAAATTATTTGGTGAACAAATACAATCCAAAGGTGCTCCCGTACAAATCAAAAGTACAACACCAAATGCGATTCAAACGGTAAAAAACTTATCTACACAGGGGGTTCCTGTTCAGATGATTGAAAAAGAATTAGAGGAAGAGGAAGAAGTTGATATGGACCCAAATCAGAAGAAACAAACTCAAGACCCACAACAAGTTGGTCCAAGTTCAAACGATGGGTTCGGACCGGATAAAACAGAAGACTCTTCCATGAATGATGATGGTATGTATAATTTTGAATCGATTGAAGAGTCAAAAAAGAAAAATGCGAAAAATCCCTGGGCTATTTGTACTGCAAAAATGGGAGAAGAATTCGGAACTACGGAAAGAAGTGAGTGGACAAAAAAACAAAAAGCCAAGTATGAAAGTTGTGTTATGGGTGTGAAAAAATCTTTGGAAGAAAGTAAAAAAAATGTATCTTTGTTTTTAGAAACAGAAATTCAAAAAATTGTCGAAAGACATCTTTCTCCAAAAATTACAAAAAAAGACCTCATGAAATACTTGAGAGAATCGGAACCAGCTACAGCACCCCCAAAACCGGCTACACCTACAAAACCGGCTACACCTACAAAACCAAAACCTAGACCCATGAGACCTGGACAAAATCCTAATCCAGGTGAAAAAGAGTCACCGATGGCAGTTGAACCAGAAAAAGTCAAAGACAAAGTTATATCTACTATAATGAAAATGTTGAGAAAAAAATGAAAAAAAGAACATTAGAAGCAATTGATTATGGGAATTATCCTGAGAGGATGGACCCAAACTTAGAAAGAAAACTTTCAAGTCCCGAAAATTTATATGCTAGCTCACCAGCATTCCAAAAAGGGGTTGAAGATGTAGAAAGGTTAGCAACAGAACGTTTCAAAACGGTCGTTGATAAGCTGCGTCAAGTCAAAGGGATGGAAAGACTAACTCCTAATGTAATTCAAAGAATTTATATGGAGGAGATGAGTAAGGTACCTATGATTTTAAGAATCGAATCTCAACATAGAGAGGAATTGGAAGAATTGGCTAAAGATGTTTGTTTGGATGAAACTGAGACACCTGAGGATTGGTATCAAATTGAAGCCATGTTAAATAGAGAACCTATTGACGTGGACAATTTTAGATACGAACCCGAAGAACCCGAAGATGAAGATGATGAAAATGAAGAAAAAAAACAGAGTTTGAGTTTTGATGATTTTGATATTGAAAATTTGACACCACAAGAAGAGTTTGAGTTAGAGAAACACAAAAGAAATATTATAAATGCTCTTGTTCAGGGTGCCGCAAAAAAAGGACACTACTTATTTCAAAAACCTGAAGTTAAAACTAAACTTGACGCAATCGACTCAAGATTGTACCCAGCTTATTTGGGGGTTATGGCCGTCAATGATTTATTGTATTTCACCATGGAACAAATGATTGAACACATGTCAGCCACAGGAAATGGTGTTGCCGGTAAAGTATCGTTGGAGGATGCTGATGACAAAGGAGGAGAAGGAGAAGAAGATTCTCAAGATAAACCAGACACCAAAATAGTTGCCGAGGGTTTATTTTTTCCAATTTTATGTCATGAAATTATTAAAGGAATCAAAAAGGCTAACGCTAGATTTGGTCTACCCAAGGACCCTCAAATGCGTGAAAAAGTGAAAGCAGCTGTTGATGTTCTCTCTAACGAACCCATGCAGTTGCGGTTAGGACCTCCTGTTGTAGAAAAACTTAGATTTGCGTTACCCGACGAAATGTTTCTTCCTGAAAATAAAGGTTTGATAAACTGGTTTGAAATCGAATTATACCAAATTCCAAATCGTGAATTTCTTCAAATTTTTGGCGATACAATTTCAAAGATTCCATCAAAAGTTTCAAAGGCTAAAGAACGTTACAGAGAAATCATGAAAAAAGCGATGGAACTTAAAAAAGAGTATGAAGATTATTTGAAAACTCAAAAGAAAAGTGATGATTCCGATATTGACGATGACGATAGTTTGGACGACTTCTTGAGTAATTTAGGTATAAGTCGACCCAAATAATTTTGGATGACGAAAGAACAACTAATTATTGAATATACAAAATGCATGAGGAACACTCCGTATGCATTAAAAACTTATTTACAAACTTACGATAACACGGTATCTAAGTACGTTCCTTTAGATTTATTTCCTGACCAAGTAAGATTGATTGAAGATTATGATGCTCATAATGAAAATATTGCCCTAAAATACAGACAAGCAGGTGTTTCTACCGTGACAGCAGCTTGGGCTTCAAAAAAATTAGTTTTCGCAAAAAAACAAAAACCTGAAAAAATTCTAATAATTGCCAATAAACTTGACACTTCCGTCGAGATGGCTAACAAAATAAGGTCGTTCACGGAACAATGGCCTGAGTGGGTTGGTATCGGGTTTTCTGCAGAAAAAAACTCACAAAGACATTTCAAACTTTCAAATGATTGTGAAGTAAAGGCAGTTGCTACATCTAAAGATGCCTTACGTGGTTACACACCTACAATATTAATTTTTGATGAAGCAGCGTTCATTGAGGCGGACAATGATTTTTGGTCTGCATGTATGGCCTCACTTTCTACAGGTGGTAAAGTTATAGTTGTTTCAACACCAAACGGATATGACCCAATCTATTATGAAATTTATGACCAAGCACTCAGAGGAATGAATGAGTTCAAAATTTCAGAAATGTTTTGGTATCGAGACCCGAGATATACAAAAGACCTTTATGTTGTAAAAACAAACGACTTAGTTCATTTTCTTCTCAATAGAGAAGACTACGCCAAAGATGTAGTTATTGACCTTTCAATAGAAAATCCATATGAGAGAGACCATTCAATTACAACAGATTACATAAACAAGGGTTATAAACCATGTTCTGCGTGGTTCGAAGGAATGGTCAAAAAACTAAAATTTGACCGAAGAAAAGTTGCCCAAGAATTGGAGTGTAATTTTTTGGGTTCAGGTGATAATGTTTTTGAGTCTGAATTGATGCAAAATATTGCAAAAAACAGTCTCCGAGAGCCACAAGCTAAATTGATGGGAAGTTCTCTTTGGATTTTCAAAGAACCTGAAAATAATCATAAGTACGTAATGGGTGTTGACGTTTCAAGAGGTGATTCTGAGGATTTTTCATGTATAGAAATTATTGACTTTGATACCAAAGAACAAGTATTAGAATATGTAGGTAAAATCCCTCCAGATGTACTTGCGGAGATTGCTTACAAATGGGGTACAATGTACAGAGCTTACTGTGTTATTGATATAACTGGTGGAATGGGAATTTCTACTGCCCGAAAAATGCAAGAATTAAACTATGAGGGAGGTTTATATGTTGACAATATAGACCCAAATAAAAAATGGAAATGGGACCCAAAAGCTAATGAAAAAATACCTGGTATAAATTTTAATTCCAAAAGGGTTCAGATAATTGCATCTCTTGAAGAGGCAGTAAGACATGATTTTAAAATCTATTCCAATCGTTTATATAACGAAATGAATACCTTTATTTTTATAAACGGTAGGCCTGACCATCAAAAGGGACACCATGATGATTGTATAATGGCCATATCTATGGCGATATATGTTGCAGAGAAATCATTTCAATCATTACAAAAAGTTGTCAACCACACTAAAGCAATGCTAAATTCATGGACCTCAACCGTAAACGAAAATAAAAACACCTCAGATTATTTTAATCCTATGGTTCCTCAGTCTAATCGTAATTCAGGTATATATCCAACAAACGGTCCAACTAAGGCCGATTATCAAAAATATGGGTGGTTATTTGGAGCCAAATAACTATTTATATTATTGATTAGACAAGTAAAATTAAAAAATGAGTGAACAGAATTTAACGATTTGGCAAAGGTTATCCAAAACCTTTGGACCCAATTCTTTGTTAGGTCAAGATTATCCCACATATAAGTTTGACAAAAAAGTATTATTACGTACAACTGACAGAACTGAATATGAGAGGGAAAAGTTACAAGCACAACAAAGTTTTTATTTAGCAAATCAGTGGGCTAAAGTTGAAAACAATCTATACTCTCAGGCCATTTATTATGAACCATCAAGGTTATCGGCACAATATGATTATGAGTCAATGGAATACACGCCTGAAATTTCCGCAGCTTTGGACATTTATGCTGAGGAATCAACAACAACTAATGAAGATGGATTTATTTTGCAAATTTACTCGGAATCTAAAAGAATCAAATCAGTTTTAGCTGACCTTTTCAACAATACTTTAGATATAAACACAAATCTACCCATGTGGACAAGAAACACTTGTAAGTATGGTGATAACTTCGTTTATCTTAAATTGGACCCTGAAAAAGGAATTGTTGGTTGTCAACAATTACCTACAATCGAAATCGAAAGAAGAGAAGTGGGAACATCACAGAAAATTACAGTTGAACCTGATAAGCCTGAAGATAGAAAAGCACTTCACTTTGATTGGAAAAATAAAAACATGACATTCCAATCATGGGAAATTGCACATTTTAGATTATTAGGTGATGACAGGAGGTTACCTTACGGTACTTCAATGTTAGAAAAAGCAAGAAGAATTTGGAAACAATTATTATTATCTGAAGATGCGATGTTGATTTATCGTACTTCTAGAGCACCTGAAAGAAGAATTTTCAAAGTTTTCGTCGGAAACATGAACGATGATGATGTTGAAGCATATGTACAGCGTGTTGCCAACAAATTCAAGAGGGAACAAATAGTAGATAGTAAAACGGGTCAAGTTGATATGAGATTTAATCAGATGGCGGTAGACCAAGATTATTTCGTTCCTGTCAGAGACCCAGCAGCACCGAGTCCAATTGACACACTTCCTGGTGCACAAAATTTATCAGAAATTGCTGATATTGAATATATTCAGAAAAAATTACTAACAGCTCTTAGAGTTCC